AACTTGCACAGGTTTCCCGTTGCTACTGCCCACACCATAATTAAATTTCTTTAATGTTTTGATATCTAACTTACGGCGACTAAGTTCTACTACTTCGTAATCTATAAAGTTAATTTGTTTTTCTAAGTTTGGTGTTGTATTCACTATCTCATCTCCCGACTCTATGTGTCCGCACCCAAAACAATATGAATGTCCATCTGAATAGACAGCTGCATTGTCTTTACTTCCACATACAGTACATGGAACGTGATGTATAAATTCTGATTCTTGTTTCATAAATTTTTCCTAAGCGGGTACGCAGAGGAGAAAGAGAAACTACGTACCCATTGTCCGAGGAGGGACAAGTTTAATCTAACCATTCCTTTGGTATTGTTTGGTGTGCATACAGGAAGCCATACTTCTGACACCACATGCCGTGTGTTGTTTTAGATTTCTTACTAATACGGGCACGTGCGTTGCTAAACACAAAACGAATATCTAACTCAGGGTACTGCTCTTTAATCAACCGCATTTTTTGTCTGTCTGCGGTAGTGAACATCCCTTTTGTTTCAATAAAAATTTTCTGTTTAAGTAAATAGAAGTCAGGCGTATAGGTATGTGTCTTCTGTGGTTTAACGTATTGTAATTTCGTTTCCTCATAGGTATAATCGACAGAATTCTTTGTAAGTTCTTCTGCAATAACTTCTTCAAGGCCACTACGAAATCCATATTTTGCACCTACCTGTTTAGAAGTCAGCGTCTGCTGCTTCCTCTTCCTGTACTGGTACCTCATTTTCCACTTCCTTTTTCTCGGCTACATAACCGTCTTTGATTTCATCAAATCCGAATCCGGATGCGTTGCCACTACCACCTTGGACTAGCTTCACAACTTGAACAGCACGTAGTCTAAGACTGACGCCTGCTCCTGCCATGGCTGTGTAATAAGGTATAAGTTCTGCGCTGACTTTAAGCTCACTGCCTGACCACACATCAGTGTCTATTATAGGGACACCCTGTGTATCAAACAACGGTACTTTATTTTTAATTATAGTACCATCCTTAGTTGTCAACTCAGCTTTAGTTTTGAATTTAAAGATAAGATTGTCAGTTGTGTTGCCTTCCTCATCAATCTCTTCAGTGTATGGCAACGGTGCCTGTTTAATTTTCTTACTCTTAGTGCTCTCTTCAGCAAGAGTAGCGCTTTGTGCCAAGGCCTTGTCAATGGCCTGTATTAAGGGCTGTGACTCGTCCGCCTTTACAATTAAATTAGTTTTGTAATGACCAACAGGGTCAAACCTTGTGTCGGGCTGTGTAAGCCACGCGTACTGGGCTGTGCCTTTAGGGGACACAACTCGTTCATAGTTATTTCTCGGCATAGTATAATCTCCTTATGAATTAATGTCTATGAAGGGCACCTAAGTTAACTGAAAAAGAAATCACAATCCATTAAGTCTTCTATGTTTAAATCAGATTGCTTAGGCACATCTGGTAACTTATCAAGAAGCTTTGGATTTGAAATTTGTGTCTTCACTTCAGTTAAAAAATCCTTCAATAGATTTGCGTCATTGAATATATCAACAAACGCTGTCTTAATACAGACTAACAATACATTCATGTCGCCTGCTGTAGTACCGAATGAATCGTGGACTGTTGCAAAATTTTGTACCCCATTTTCAGCGGCAAGATTTACAGTCTTCATTAACGCGCTACTATCTAAAGCGTGTATGAAATTCGGTGCAATACCATTAGACATTCGATAGCCGTCCATCTTATCAGTCTCTTCTTTGACTCTAGGTTTGAACACTTCGCCCATCAACATGGTCTTGACTCTTTTGGTTTTCATTTCAGGATAGAATTGCTGGACATAAAAACCAGTAGGTGTTGTCCAGTGTATAGGCATATCTTCTTTCGCTACTATCTTTGCTATTTGTTGCAAAAAGGCCATGCCTACCTTAGCACTGGCTAATGATTCAGCCAACGCACTCCATATATACCCAGACAAATAACTTGCGGCAGCCATAGGCGCCTGACTGAATGGGTGTTGTTCACCACGCTCTTGTCGTTTTTTCAAATCTTCCAAAACAAAATCAGAACATGAGTAACGTGTGCTTCCATAAACAGATGTCATGACAGCACGCTTAACTGTGCTACGTTTGATACCATAGGCCAACCATTGCTGTGCCATGGTGTCATCCTTTTCAGCTTTCAATCTTTCAATAACTGCATTGGCTAGTTGTTGATACACATCAGCAGGCTTATCTGCCGGTACCACATTAACCAAAGCGCCACTGTCTTTATCGCGTAACAATAATGAATACAATTGTAAACCGTTACAGCTACCATCGACAGCTATAGGCAGATGACTAATAAAATCTTCGTCAGTACCACTGTCTCTGTGTGCAAGCCACGCTGTCCACTCAAAACAAAATGCTAAGAATTGAAAAGGTTTATCGGCCTCTTCCCACCACCGCGTACCCAAGGGGTCAGTAGCACACTCTTTAATAGTGTCTGCATGTTTGTTAACCCAAGCGACACGCTCGTCCAAGTTGACTTTATCATAGCCAAACATGTTAGCACCGTGCATCGCTAAATAAAATATACCATCATTGTCTTTTGTGATGGGTGAACCATCCACAAATTCTAACAAGGCCTTGGACATGGTGTTGCTTTGATAATTAAGAAAGGCGGGGACACAATACACACGGCCACGAAAATCTAATTGCACTGGAAAATAAATTTTCTCATGGTGTTGTAGCTGTTGTGCCATGCCTATAATCTTAGTGTACAAAATAACTTTAGACATGTTGGTCTTATTCAACGTGTGCGCAGTGGCAGCCACATTACGCCACAACTTTCGGGCCTCTGCGTTTGTGTCAATGTCATGTGGACGGTTAGGTATGTCAACGAGATTGGGCGTAGGTATCTCACCACGTCCGAGTCCCTCGTCCCATATTTGATATGCAACATCCAATACTTTTTTGTTAACTCGGAAAGGTGTACGTTGTAGGTTGTTAACTGCCTCGTATACCTCAGGCATATCAACCGTTCGTAAAGTCTCTTTGAATTTTTTATTCTTAACCTTAACTAAATCTAAATCTGGTAACACACTCGTGATGTACCCACCCCCCTCTACTGTTGTCCAGTCTTTAGGTGGTGTAATAGTTGGTAGATAATCTGGATGTAATAACTCAGTGTAACTTTCACGCTTAGATATCCACTCAAGATTTTCTTTGGTATAGTTTAATACCTTACGTTTCTTCTGACGCACAGTCTCCGTGCCAATACTAACTAAGCCTGTGCTTTGTATAAAGATGTCAATGAAACGTATACCAATCTGTAACTTTTCGTTGGTAGTCCATTTAATCCAGTTGCCCTCAGCGTCACGTATAGCAGACTCACGGAACTTTCTACGTTTGTAAGTGTAATTCCAACTACGCTTATCCAAGTTTGCTTTAACAGTCTGATACAAGTTGCGATTAGCCAGTGCAAAATTACGCAAGGCCACCTCAGTTTCAATCTTCTCACCTAAAGATATAGCTGTAGCAGTCAAAGCCTTACGTTGTACCATCATGTTGATGATGTGTTTAGCTGTGATAACAGCGATAGTCTCTGGCGGTATCTCTTTGGCAAAAGTAAAAGCCATGTGCGGTTTACCTTTGATACCTGACTCATTAAAAAACTTTACGATGTGGTCAGCCATAGGTTGTATCGCACGGGATACCATGGACTTACCTGAACTTGTGACAGACGCGTCATTACGCATGACGTTTGAGTTGCGCCGTTTCTCCGCACGTTTACGCCCACTCTCCATCATCTGTTCTTCGTGAGTATGCGCTATGCAATACTCCATATTCTCAAAATCATTCGACATAGATTCTCCTCGTATCTTAGATGGGCACCTTAGTTCTGGCCCACCACCATGGCTCTTCGACACCTTTGTCCCATGTAGCCATGTACGTCTTGTCAGCTTTGTAATACTGACGGTATGCCTTGACAGCACTTTTGTGTTTGTATTTGTCAGGCATACATTGTACAAAAGGTGTAAGCCCTGTGTCCTCAAGTTTGTCCACAGGTACTGGCAACTCTTCAACAACTTTCCATGACTTGTGGTCTCCATTGTCGTAGCGCCAGATATACTCGTTGTTTAACCAACGGCAGTATTCATACACATATTTATAGTTAGATAAAGAGGCGCCACACCAGAGACGACACGGGTGATTCTTATGTGTCGTCTTGTATGGTGTGTCATATCCCAACATGTTGAGCGTGCTACACAAAAGCTGTGCACTCTCTAGTATCATCTTAATAACATGCTTGTCACAATGATACGTCGCACTCACGGCCGGGTCCTCATGTAATATAAACAGATTCATTCGCTGTTCTCCTTGTCAAGAAATGCCTCGATGAGATGATAGTGTAACACACCTGTGTCGCACTTCATTAACCGATACCCTTTGCTAATCAATTCTTGTTGTTTAGCTTGTGCATTCTTAACTGACTGTGGATTGTCTAGTTTCCAGGTAATCTTCTGTTTGTCAATAGGTACCAGTTCTGCCTTGGTGTACCCGTGATTATATCCCCTCTTCGGCATTGTCACACTCCTCAGGCTGGTGCTCATACGTTTCAACCTCATAGTCTTCTTGCGCCATCAAGCCAGCGTCCTTAGGTGAGTAGCCCTCGTCCAAATACACCTCGTACCTATGCAAGACAAACTCATCTCGATAATCATTCATTGACATCTTCACTCTCCTTAGGGTAGGCCTCAACGGCCTCGGCCCAGTCTGGTACTGCGTCCGTTATCTTCTTCTTCCCATACAACACGTCCTGTATTTTGTTATTCACGTGTTGTCTATCACGACCAAGCACCTCATCTACGTGTGCCTCAAAATCTTTATGGAGTTGAGACTCAAACCAAAATGTAAAAATGTCTGGGTAATGTTTGTGATACAAGCGCACAAACGCCATGTGTGTAGTAGCTATCTGCACAGCCGACACATCACCGTCATACAACCTAGTGAATTGCTTTTGAATGAACTCATCTTTCCTGGCTCTATCGCACGCAACTTCTTCTGCTATAGTAATTTCCATTCTCATTATTACTCACCCTCCTTATTAGATACCACCATGGCTTGACGCGCACGGTTTAAGGCGTTGTTGATACGCTTACTGGTGAACGTAACCACGCCATCCTTTGAGCGTATACCTGCTCTAGGAATATTTATTGTCTGTATCGTCCCATCGCTGTGGTGGAACTCATACAGGCCGTGCTCTTTAGGCACCTTGGCCTCACGTTCTTTACGTGCTAGCCTCTTACTTAATTCCCATTGTATAATCATTAGGCAATCTCCTTGTACTGCTCTTTTAAAGCAGACTCTGTAAAGTCACTTAAATACTCATTTGTAATAAGTGCTATCGTTAACTTATCAAGCATGTACCAGACCTCATCATCGTAGCCGTTGCTGTCTTTGTCACGCTCATCAAGTGATTCGATGGCGTATCTTAATGTGTGGTAATCACCACCGCCACCGAACTTGTCACGGGTGCCCACATCGTGCATGCCCAGTATGGTGCAATGCTTATCAAGGCCCTCGCAACTTCTCCCATCTTTTTCGTCCCAAACAAGTTGGTAGTATTCACGTCCGCTATACTCTGACGCGACGTACTCTCCAAAGTCATAGTATCTGACTAGACAATCAACACTTTGTTCGGCCACTTGGTATTCTCTTAGGGCCTCATTGTCTCCATCACATGTGCATACGTTACCACTATGGTTGTTAGAATATTTTTCTAACTGTTTATCAAGGAACGCAGTGACTTCTTTGTCCTTGAGTCTCCCTATAGTGCGTCGCACCTCATCGTATCCGATAGGCCCATACGTACCTGGGCCCTTTTTATGTACAACATCTAGCAAGCGCTTAATGCTGTATCTTCCTATACTATCTGGCATTTATCTTCCCTCCTGTATCAATGATATTTTGAATTTGGTTTGCAAGTTCTATCACACCCTCGCAGTAATCTACTGTACCACTGCCTGCGTCATAGTCATCGCTTTCTAAAATATCTTTTTCTGCGCGATGTTTCTCCTCTTTGCAACGGTTATAAACTTGTGCCACCAAAGCCTGAACATCTTCACAAGTTAATTCTTTGCTTGGTTTACTCATATAACTTTCTCCTTTTCACTACTCCCTGTATCCCAGGGACATGTGGTGTGTAGAGGTGTGTAGGTGGAGTAGTCTATCCTTGGTGAATATGAGCAAGGACAGTCGGGGACTCCTAAGGGGGTATGTTTAACCCACCTACCTCTATCTTAAAAGGGCACCTAAGTGCCCCTTAGGTGACCTCTATGCGTATCCGTTGTCAAGGGATACATCTTCTTCAATTTCTTCCACGTCTGCGTCGCCCTCGTCGTTATACTTTGTAACGTCGTGGACTGTGCATTCAGTCGCTTGGAAACCAAAGGAAGAGTCTTCGCATGGTAACTCGGCATAGAACGCGTCTTGGGCCATTTGTGCCAAGGCTGTGTCATCGGTGACATCAAAATCGTCATCAACTTCAACCGTGGCTTCAAAATTATACTCAAGCACGTCCTGACCTGTGATAGTTAAACGAACTTCTTTCATGGTTGCCTTTCTCCTTTGTCGGCGGATTTATTCTACCTTAACATGGCCTGTCAAACCATGTCAAGGATTTTATTTATTAACTACGTTAAAATCTTAAAAGCGTCATCGTCGTCGTCGTCAATGCGCGCCTCTATTATGCCCTTAATATCATCCACATCGTACCCGATAAATCTTTCACGGTATGAAAAATCATCATCATCATTATGGTACACCTGGACTTGAGTAAGTGCGTGTCCAACGTCAATAAACACGTTGTAATCGCAATAATCGTATTGGTGTTGGTGTAAAATCGCCATAGTATCTTTCTCCTTTTAGGTTTTAACTTATCCTAAGACGCCCATATTAACAGGCGTTTCGCTGTCTGTACAGCTCATTCAGTTAGGCTTTTATTCTTGAAAATATTCTATTATCCATATGATTAGACTTCCCATTTTTCTATTCTCCTTGCCTGGGTATAAGCCCCCAGGCGGGCCTTACTTTTATCTTATTCACCAAAAAGAATATTAGTTAACTCTTTTCCGTCTTTAGGTGGCTCGATAACGTCCAGCCAGTCTCCGTCTCTCTTAACTTTTGACACGTCCGACGCGTAGACACTGCCTGCTTCGTCAAACATTCCAATCTCTGAGCCGTGCGTGTGAATAAGTAAGATTGATTTTAAGCCTCTCCCCTGTTTTGGACTTTCTAACAACACTCCTGTAACTGGTGCGCCCAGTTGGATTGTCTTTAGATTGTCACCTTTCTTTAAGTCTTTGTATTGTATTCCCATCTTTTATCTTCTCCTTGCCTGGGTACAAGCCCCCAGGCGGGCCTTATTAAGTGTTATTTATTGTCAGTAGGAAAATCCCATCTCCAATCCGTGTTGTAGCGTATCTCGTGCCCGAAACGTTCGCGTATAAACTCCCATATTTCGTTTTCATACACTTCCATTTCTGCGCCATCGTACCAGTCCATGAAGTGATATGTAATGTGCTCAATTGAGCCGTCTTCCTCCATAAAAATGCGGTACTCATCGGACGGGCCACCCCAGGACAATTGCCATCTAAAATAACCGCGTTCCTGGCCGTTGAACGTGTGCGCCCCTACATAGCTAAAATCTAGCCAGTCAATACCTTTATCTTCCATGTAACCACATCCCGCTATAGTCTCGCGTATCTGCGTTAGTCTGCCATTGTAATGTTCTACAATCACATCTTCACAAGTTAATTCTTTGCTTGGTTTACTCATAACTTTCTCCTTGCCTGGGTATAAGCCCCCAGGCGGGCTTTAGTGTGTTATTCAACGTTACAGCGTGCGTCAGTACGAAGAATTAAAGTAATGGTGTCAATCGTATCAACTTTGTGTGCAAGCTGTTTTTCAAGCGCGTTAATGCGTTCGTCTCTTTGTATTAAAGAGTTTTCAGCACTAAGCCAATTATTCAAAAGCTCGTCCCAACTTAAATCTTCACCGTTAGGGCCGTATTCTCTTTGTGCGTCCATCTTATTTTCTCCTTTTTAAGCGGATTTTCTTATCCTAAGACAAGGAAGAACTTACTAACTTATTAAAGTCTGTCTCCCCTCTTTCGCTGTCTGTACAGCTCCTCAGTTAGGCTATTATTCTTGAAAATATTCTATTATCCATATAATTAAACTACCCATCTTTTATATTCTCCTTGCCTGGGCACAAGCCCCCAGGCGGGCTATGTTTATTTTATT